GGATGTTGCACCAGCAGTTGCGCTTTCAGCCAAATGGCGGCGTGTATTCTCTAAACATACGTTCATCGAAGCTTTACGGTTACCGGTTAGGCCTTCAAGCAGAGCTTCTTTGGTCTCTGACCATCTTTCATTTAATAGTTGTGACATTTTAATTGTCTCCTTGAATATAAATTATTTTAGACCCGCTAATTTGCGGATATCTAAAATGTTATCTAAGCCTACCTCAGGCTTGGTTTCACGATTTCCAGTAACTTCAGAACTTTCAGTTAATGCTCTTTTAGGAGCAGTTTTTTTCTGTCCGTCCATCACTGCTGGTAGGTACTTGTCGAAAGACTCGTTAAGTTTCTGTGTCGCAGTGGACTCTAGAAGCTCTTTCATAATCTCTCTTTTACCGGCATCCAAAGGAGCCAGTAACTCAGCCATAACAGCCTTGCGTTCCATTAAGTCTTTCTGGATACGGATTTCACGTTCCTTAGATTCTACAATGGTAGTCTTTTCTGCTACAACTTGTTTAGCTTCAGATAATTCTTGATCTTTCTTAGCGATGATCTTCAACAATTTACTTGTTTCAGACTTCTCATTTAGATAAGAACTAGAATATTCTTGTGCAAATGCTTCATAAATTTTACGACCAAAATCGTTTGTGCGAGCACTGTCAATATCTTCTTTCAATTGCTTGATTTCAGATGTCAACTTTTTAGTGACTACACCTTCTACGACTTTAGAACTATGCTTAATGAAGCTTTGTTTGATTTCTTCAAACTTGCTCTTTGCTTCACGAACTAACTTAACTTTTGTTTCAGCTAGGTCTTTCTTATCAACAGCAAACTCTCCGATTTCTTTAGCTAGGGCATGTACAACGAACTGCTCTAACTTGCTGAAATTCTCGCTAACTTTTTTACGGTCATTTTGAAATTCAACTAATTCTTTGCCTAATTGCTTGATCATGAAACCTTCTAGTTTTTTAGCATCTTCAGCAATACGTGTTTGGTATGCTACTTTTGCTTCAGCTAGAGCCTTCTTGTCATTGTGCAATTCAGCCATCTCTACGGCCAATCTGTCGCTTAACATCTTGTCGATCGCTTCTACCATAACTTGTTTGTCATGTGTATACTTTTGTGCGAATTCTTCACGAAGTTCTGCGGTGACTTGGTCGCGATTCTCTTGAATCTTAGCGGCAAATGCAGCTTCAACAACTTGCGTTGTCTCTTCTGTCATTACGCCTGACTCAACTAATTGTTTGAATGCGTCCAACATTTATTTCTCCTCGGGCTTATTTTAGACCTTTAATAATTTGCAAAAGGGATTCTTGCAAATATTTCTGGGCCTTTGGATCTTCTTTTACTTCTGTTGCTACTGTGTATGCTCTCATTCCGCCTCTTGTGTTCATGAGATGCTCATAAACAGGAGTAGGATAAGCGCCAGGAGCACTTGGCTGTGCAACTACGTCCACCGTAATAATCTCAAAATCGGATACATGGCCGTTCATGTCGTTTACGTTGCCGCTACCACGAGAACTAACACCAAGTTTTACACCGCTTTCGAGCATTGTGCGTACTAAGTTACCCATCGGCGTAGGAAGGATTTTCATCTTTCCATATCCGTTAGGACCTTCCATCCACATTTGAGTTATCATATGGGATACACGATCCAAATTCACTTTTAAATCATCAGGATGATCAACTTCTCCAAGTACAGAATACCCGTTTTGTAGTTGATCATTAAGTGTCTTTACAGCACGTTCAATTTCATCTACTGGGTAGACTCGTTGATTCGCATTGCGAATACCACCTTGGATGGCAATACCTTTTAGATAAAGGCTCTTGCCGTCCTTGTCATCCGACTCCATAACGATGCCGGATTGATCAAAACTTAGGTGTTCTCTTAGATAAGATACTTTCATCCTAATTCTCTAATTACTTCAAAGGCTTTAACAAAGGCTTTACAGCAGATACGCTAGTTTGACCAGCTTTATCACCTGTACCAGAACCTACTGGACCTGGAGTCTTGTTGTTACCTGGGTAACCAGAACCAACTTTAGCTAGATTCTTAACACCCATTTTACCACCAGGAACATTACCGTTGCCTGTGTTCATATCTTTTTCTTTGCTTAGGAAACCACCTGCTTTACCAGTTGGGCTTGTTCCAGTGTTGTTACCTTCACCAGTTTCGCTTTTAGCAATGTTGGCAGCAGTAGCACCTGTTGTAGGCTTACCTTTTCCAGAACTTACTGGGCTCTTACCGTCTACAGGAGCACTGTCTTTCTCGCCAGTGCCAGCACCTAAGTATTGACCTTGTGCTTTTTGGCTATTCTTGTCCCAGTCGTTACCAACTTTTTCAACGTATTCACGTGTTAAACGACGACCTTCCATGAAACCCATGGATTCGTCTTCTTCATCACCTTCTTCGTCGCCCATTTCGTCGCCGAAACCACCGTGTTCTTCACCATGTTCGTCGTCTTGGGCTTTTTCTAGTTGTGCAAATGCAGCTTCTAGTTCAGCAATAGCGTTCTTGATATCAAAGATAGCAGCGTCTTCGCCACCTTCTTCTCCACCCATTTCTTCATCACCAGCACCAATTTCGGCGCCTAGTTCATCAGTGGCATCACCTTCTTCGCCACCACCGAAACCGTCATCATGACCAGCTTCCATGCTGTACGAATCTTCTAGATCCATGTTTTCTTCAACAGACTCGTCTTCTTCTTCAGATGACTCATCCATTTCTTCTTCGTCGTCCTCAGCGGACTCATCCATTTCTTCTTCCTCATCAGCTTCTTCAGCGATTAGGTTTTCGTAGATACCTCTAGACATTTCAACGACGATATCATGAAAAAGTTCATTGGCTTGATCATGTTCTTCATTGACTAGAAGGTCTAACAGTTGTTCAAATTTTGTAGACATTAATAAATTCTCCTTAATAGGTAGCGGCAAGGCTGTAACGTATTTACAGCCGTTCTGATATACTTATACGAAATAGGCCTAAAACGAGCCGTTTTAGACTAAAGGAGGCAGAGTATGACTCTGTATTGACATATTTTTGTTAAAAATATTTAGTTTTTAATATAAAAAGTTAAACTATCAGTTTATGCAGCGGCTGCTTCCGGTGAAGGCATTTCATACATTTTTCTAATTAAACCACGTTCTTCTTTTTGTTCTTTCTCTCTAGCATCACCTGCTTTGCGTAGATCGTTTAACATTCTTAGGGTTAACCGAGTCTTACGTAGATCAGTTTTACGCAGAACACTGGTATCGTTTTGGCTTAGATACCTGTTGTCATCAGTTGGATCTGCGTGATCCTTGTCAAAGTAAATGAATTCTCTTAGTAGCATAGAGTTATTTATTCATTAAGCTGGAGGAGCAGACGGTGTTGCCGCGGCCTGATCCATACCTGGTTCTTCTATTCCTTCTTCACCCGGAGCAGGAGGAGGCGGTGTTGCACTACTTAAATTGCTGATATCACCAGCCATCCCATTGGCAGTAATACCTGCATTACGTAGTTCTGCATTGGCACTTAATGCAGTATCTTCGTCAATATTTTCTTCTTTCCATAGGCTTTCGTTCTCTGCAATCTCTTCTGCACTTAGGCCTAAGAAGCGTTTTAGTGCAAAGCGTTTGCTAATATGTGGCACAGCGGCCATGGTAGAATAGGTTGCAACACGGGCAGTATCCATCTCACTTTGACGATACGATGCAAAGTTTTGTGGAGGATTGAACTGAACATCAAAGATATTGCTGTCAATATTAATGCCTTTGGTGTGCAAATATACTTTAAATTCTGTGTCAAACGGGCCGTTTAAAAGACTTTGGAGACGCTCGCAGTACTTGTTGAATCGCAATTCTTGAATGTAGGCTGTTCCAACACGACCATCATTGAAGTTAGATCCTCCGTCGTCACTGCCGGTAGGTAGATAAGAACTAGGTATGCGTAGAGCACGGAACAGCTTATTAGTAAAATACTTAAGATCATCAATCTCTCCTAGGTTAGTACCACCTGGTAAGATTTCAACTTTTGATCCACGACCTTCTGCTGTTTGCGGGAAGAAGTAGTCTTCGTTAATGCTTAACGGGTTATATCCAGCATCTACAACACTTTGGCTTCCACCTGTCGTACTTGGAATACGGCGTTGATTTACTTCGTTTTTAACCCTCTCAACAAAGCTCATTGCCAAGTGACTTGGCATATTACCAACGTCAATATAGAATACTCTGCGTTCAGGAGCACGTTGTACACGATAGATAATGATAGCATCTTCTAGCAATTCTTTTTGTTTGAATACTTTGAAAATACTTTCCATCAAACTGTTGCCGAATGGGAAGTTGTTGTCCAACCCTTCGCTCATTGAAATATGGATTACATGTCGTGCATCAATCGCATATTGATTTTGATTCTCTGCAAATCTACTACTGTTGGTGCTGGTTGGGAATGATCCAACCATACCACGTGATCCGCCTGCTCCGCCTTGACCAGTTCCGTAACTACCACCGAAACTGCTGCCGCCTCCTTGCAAATTGCTAGGATTAATAGCAGTAGTTGCCAGTGTCTCTAGATTAGGGTTGAAGTCACGAATCATATATTGTTCGGGCTTCTTGCCCTCTGATTCGTTAACAATGATCTTATCTACTTTGGCAGGATCAATATACATCCATGCCTGTGTTTCTGGATCACGGACAAAGAACACGTCACCATATTTGAACGCATTGCGAACAATTTTAAAGATGCGGGTGTCAAATTTGTTTAGTTTAGTCCACTGTTGTAGATACTTTTTAATGATTTTAATTTCAGTAGCAGTGGCTTTTTCTTTAAAGTAAACACTAAATGGTGTTTTGTTTTCATCATTAGTTTGGCTGCAGAACTCTGCTAGGATATCAAGGGCAGCATTAACTTCACTGTCTGTATCCATTGTATCGTATTGACCGTAACGCTCTAAACGATTTGGATGGCCGGCATAGACATCGGGCAAGTAGCTAGAATAATTTGTACGGCTAGGATTGCTGCCACCGCCTCCCATGCTGCCGCTAACTGGACTTAGTTTGCCTGATGTGTTAACGGGAGTGAAATACTTTTTCCAAGTTGCCATATGTTATCTCTTAAGGTCTTGCAAATAGATTACCGTCTAGTGCTCTAGTTGCATCATAGTTTCTGCGAGTATTGTCGGCAGTTTCCTTCATATACTTCAGTAAGTCTGTCATAGTCTTATTTAACGTCTTTATCTCTGTTGATAGATTATTTGCAGGGTTAGCTTCAGGACCGGCTGCGGTTGTAGGGGCCGCTGCCGCAGCCGGTTCGGCAGTTCCTGTTACTTTACCAACTAATCCTGCAATACCTGCAGAGATAGATTGTCCAATACTAGGAGTTGCATCTTTAACTTTTTGCATTGCAATTGCAACTTTTTCCAACTTGGCAGGATCAACAGAATTAAGTTTTACAATTCCGTCTGCTAATAAATTCATTGCTAATCCCGCAGGCAACCCGAATACAGCAAATGGTGCAAAAGTTAATACAGATAAACCTAATTTACCAGTACCTAATGCTGCGGCTCCTAATTTGCCTCCATCTAGTTCGGTAAATTTCATTAATCCTTCTGCTAATGTAGGCAATGCTTTACCAGTAAGCCATGCAGCTCCTGCAATACCTGCACCCACTGCGGCAATTGCTACTCCAAATCCGACTGCACCTAACATAACTTGTGGATTGGCAAATGCCCGTAGTCCGGAAGCTATTCCTTTCATTCCGGCACCTGCACCTTTGCCTACTCCACCGGCAATAGATCCAGCCTCACTTGAAGCTCCTCCTTTGCCGCCGGCACCTGTAAGTTTTTCTACTACTCCTGTAGCAGATGCTGTTGCCATTTCTTTTAATTTCCATGCTGTCCATACACCAAAACCGGCTACCATAGCAGTAACTGCTAGTGCTAATTTTGGAGATTCTTTTACTATTCCGGAAAGATATGTTGCAAATTCTCCTAATGATTTAATTAATGGAGTGAATACCTCAAGTGCAGGAGAAAATGCTGCCCATAAATCTGCACCTAATTGACTAAATGCTTGTGAAGTTGCAGCCATAGCAGCAGCCTGACTTCGTTCTCTTTCTGCTTTGTCATCGGCTATTTTTTTATCTCTAGCATTGAGTGATTCTCTAGTTGTAAGCCCTGCTTTTTCTTGTCCAGCTACTGTAAGTTGTGCTTGACTTAATTTTTTTAATGAATCGTTAGTACTGTATGCTGCTAAAGGAATTGCATTTAGTCCTTGTTGTGCTGCTAAAGACATTTCATTTTGTGCATCAAGATATTCTTTAGAACCTACTTGTGCCTTTGCCATTTTTTCCATAGCATCTTGCATTCCTGGTGCAATTGCTGCTAGAGTTTGCCCTTCTTTTGTCACAACTGATCTATGTTGTGCTTGAGCCAATGCCATATCTTTACCAGCATCGCCATACATCATTGTCATATATTTGACATTTTGTTCAAACTTTGCTCGATCTGCAGGAGCCATTCTTGCAGCAGTCATTTGAATTTCAGCATCTAATTGCTGCTTCTTCATTATGTCTTCTTGCTCTTTTCTGCTCTTACCTGTTGTATCAGCTAATCTATCTAATTCTTCAAGATATTCTGCAGCTCCTGCTCTTAGGGCCGCATTTGATGCTAAATCTTTTGCATTGCTAATGCCAGATGCTGCTAGATAAGTTATCATTCCTTGATTTGCTTCTTCGGCAGTATATCCTAATGACATTAACTGAGTACCTACTCCACTACTTAATATGTCATGGCTAAACTTAGAAAATGCAACTGCACCAGCGTTTACACTTCCGCCTATTTGTGTAAATGATGCACTATTATTTTTCATAAGAGTAGCAAATCCATCTAATGTCATATAGGTATTGGCTGCTGCTAATCTTAGTTCAGTAAGGCTTCCTCCAAAACTAACACCAGCAGTTGTTAACTGTTGATATGTTTTAAAATTCTGTTCTTGAATACTTGATAACTTACTAAATGCTTGTGCTACTAGTCCAACACCAAACGGCAATTTAGAAAAAGCGGCAAATACATCGCTTGCTTGAGCAGTTCCATTTGCAAACTTAGCTGTTAAATCTGCGGTTTCTTTGAATGCACTGCTTGCAAGACCTACTGAGTATCCAACTGCTTCAAATGCTGTGCCTAACTTAGATCCAGATTGCCCAACCTTTTGAATATTTGCATTTGCAGCAGCAATACTGGCAGGGTCTAATCCACTCTTTTGAGCCAACGCTTTAATGTTTTCAATGCTCTGCTTATTGGCTGTTAAGTTACTTTGTAATAATAACTTTAACGTGGCTTCCGTGGCGGCATTATTCAGTTGGACATCTTTTGTTCCATCACTGCCTGTAATCGATCCTGTTACTTCTGCCATTGTTTTTCCCGGGTTATCTGCGTAGATAAATAGTTAAAAGAATATTCACCAATATCATTAGTTATTTATCGGAGATTAAAACCATGAATCAGTTCATTCCTCAACAATCTAACCCACTGACCAGTTTTATGCGTCAGCCAAAGATCTATATTAGATTACCTAGCAATGGAGAATACTGGCCTCCGGGTACATTAAACATGCCCGAAACTGGAGAGTTACCAGTGTATTCAATGACTGCAAAAGATGAACTAATGTTGAAGGTTCCGGATGCGCTAATGAACGGACAGGCTATTGTAGATGTTATCCAAAATTGTGTTCCTAGTATTAAAAACGCATGGGCAACACCTAGTATCGATATTGACGTTCTTTTAATTGCTATTCGATTAGCTACCTATGGTGAGAAGATGGTTACGCCGTTGACATTCGGTGATGACATTGAAATGGAGTATACTGTTGACCTTAGAACAGTCATGGATAGTCTAATGAATCAAACTACTTGGAATCCAGTGATTGCAATTTCAAACGACCTTACAGTATTTGTTAAGCCTTTAACTTATAAACAAATGACAGAAGCTGCATTGCAAACTTTTGAAACACAGAAGATCATGCAGATTGCTAATGATGAAAAACTAAATGAAGACGATAAACTCAGGATGTTTAAAGATAGTTTTAGAAAATTAACAGATGCTACAGTTGGTACAGTAGGATCTGGTATCTTTAGAATTGATTCTACAGTAGGTAGTACCGACAATCCTGAATTTATAAAAGAATTTATTGATAACGTTGATAAAGAAGTTTTTAATATTATTGAACAACACTTAACTGCGCTTAAAGAACAGAATACTATTAAGCCTATCATTGTTCCTGTAACAGACGAGATGCGTGAAAATGGCATTACAGGTGATACTGTAGAAGTCCCATTAACATTTGATGCATCAACTTTTTTCGTATAAGGCTTTTGTACCTCGATGCTAGAGGCATTGACAAATTAATTAAAGAATACGATAACGGTACAAAAGCCTTAAAAGAAGAATTATTAAAAATGTGTTGGTATATGCGAGGTGGTCTAAGCTATACAGAAAGCCATATGCTAACACATGAAGAAAGAGAAATTATTGGTAAAATTATTGAGGGCAATTTAGCCACAACTAAAGAAACGCAGTTGCCGTTCTTTTAAATTGTCATTCCTAGAAAACTGCTTTTAAATTCTGCACGTTTGCTTTCTGGAATTCTTTCGCCTGTCATTCCTGCATCTTTGGCAATTGCAATAATTTGAGCTTTAACTGCTGGTGACGATGTTTGACTATCTTGGCTAGCTCTTGCTTTTTCCCATGTGCCCTTTAATCCATTAACAATTTCAGCTGCCCTCATTCCTGTAGGTGCTGTCGCAGCAGGTTGAGCTGTTGCTTGCGGAGTAGCGATTGCTTGTTGACCATTTGTTGTAGGAGCTGCTGCTTGTGCTTGTGGAGTAGCAGTTGTATCAGGTGCAGTAGTACCTGCAGGTCCGGGCGTTGCTGTTCCTGTACTAGCTGGTTGAGTTTGATTAGGAGTACCGCCTACGTATGCTTTACCTGCTTTATAACCTCGAGCCATTGCTTGTCCTGCGCCTACAGCACCACCAGCTAAACCACCTACAGCAGTAGCAGCACCACGGGCAACATTTCCTATTCCACGTCCAATACCTCCGAGACTTATCTCATCTATTTGATTGTTTTCTATTAATAATTCATTGATACGCATAACAGGAAATTCCTAAGTTTATATAACATTTATTTATATACTAAATGTGAACTGCGTTCACATGCTCTTTCGCTAGTCGCTCAGAGCAGTTGTTTAGTTCTTTTACTTATTATGATACTACACGAAGTGTTATTAATTCATGTAGATTGTTTTAGTCAGACGGAACCTTTTTGCAAGGTTCCCTCTTTTGTCTTCATGTGAGTTGTCACAGCCGAGACATTGGAAATAGGTGTTTTACCGTGTTGCTAATGGGCTCTGATCTTTCCCAACCTACATCGACTCGCATAATGCGTCTTAAACCTCGTTCCTAGTGTTTAAGTTTTTATAGCACGGTTTTTCGTATGCTAACATTCATACTATATCAATGCGTTGAGCTTAGGGTTCGTGCTCTTAGACTCGCGGCCGATTTTTCAGGCTGGTGAGATATACTCACGGGAGTGCATCAATATGTTACGTGTCTGGTTATTCCCCAGTTTTTCCACAGCGGTATTACAAACTGGCCCGCCAACCTTTAGTGTTAGATTAAATTTTAGATTTTATGTGAGAGCCATGGACACGGACTTGGATATGTCCGTTATAGTATTCATCGGATTCTAATACTTTGCGGTCGAATTGTTCACGGGCCTCAATGTAAGATGTTTCTGCTTTAGATTTACAATAGTATAGTATTTCTCGAGAGAAGTTGTCTTTGCCTAGGGTGTTGATATCTGCTGTTAAGTTAGGACTAGACCCGTAATATTCCTGCCAGTCGCTATCGATTTTGCTTCGAATCTTCTTTTTCTTCTTGGTGCCGTTCTTTAACTTTACAGTCTTGTAGGTCGTTTTACTAAATTTTGCTAATTTTTTGCCAATGTATCGGCGCCCTGAAGCTATGTTGGTAATGCAATAAACAAAGCCAACACAGTCTTCGGGTAATTCATTTACAACTTGTCCTTGATA